TTTGGAGAATGGGTAGACAACGGCGTTGAGTCCCGCCGCAGTCGTGCCGCCGATGATTCCCTCGCCAATCGCTTGCTTGGGATTGATCTGAAGTCCTGCCTCTGTAGCCAGCGTTCCGCCGACCTGCTCTCCGACAGCCTGCGCGGTTTCTGTGACGCCTTCGCCAGCAAAGCCCGTGGCAATGCGCTTGAAGAACTTGCCAGTCGCCTTCTCTCCACCGGGGAGATACTTCGCACCAATAGCATTGAGCGCACCAGAACCTAGTGCTGTCAGCGTTCCTCCAACAATGTCTTGGTTGTTAGGCTTCTCGCGTCCGTTATTACGTGCGCGTTCTTGAGCGATAGGCCCGATGATCTGCGCGGCTTCAAAGATAGCGGGGCCAACGAATGCTCCTGCCGCTGCACCAACGGGTCCGCCTATGGCAAGGCCTGCGCCTGCGCCTGCCGCCCTAGATGCAATGCTGCCGATAGCTTGACCAGCCTGCTCCACCGCCGCCCTTGGGGCATATTGCCATGCAAACCCAAGGAAACTAGACTCGCCGGGTTGTGGCTCCATGAATCGCTCTGCCGCCGAAACATAGTTCTCTGGCTCTGTGACTGCACCTTTAAGCGCGTTAGCCACACCTTGGAAGCCGACCACCTCAAAGCCTTCGCCCATATTCTCAAGCGGACGACCGAGTGATTCTGTAAAGGCAGAGCCGAGTTGAGCAACCTCTTGGCTGAATGATGTGCCTTTTTCTATTTCTGTCTGTTGATCAACAACTTCTTCCTCATCAAGAAATGTAATTTTCCTTGGTGATGTTTGCGTTGTGATTTCCTCTTCGTCTAAAAATGTGATTGCCATTAGTCAATGCGAGCTTTCTTGTATTTCCCGTCACGAAGGATATACACGATTGTTCCCTTTGGCAATCCTGAAGCGTCTGCTTCTTCAACAGAACCAAACCTGCGGGAACGAAGATCAGCGGTAGCCTCACCGCCCTCACGCATAACCTTGATTCCTGTGCGAGATGCAAACGCAGAGAACCCTTTGACCCGTTCAAAAGCCTCAAAGGTATCTTTGTTAACTGGGAGCGATTCTTTGCCTTTGATTCGGATGCTGAAGTCGTCAGCACCAGCAGAGGCAGGGATTAAATTCTGGATACCACCAGCATCCTTAATAACATCTGCCCATGTCTGATCAGTATCAGCGGGTCCGGTGTTGTAAAGTTTGCTAACAGACTCTTGAAGTTTACCAGCATATTCTACTGCCTTCTTGTTCAATGCGTCATCAACCTTAACTTGCTTGTTTCCAGAGAACCTAGCACCAGCCTTGTTTGTATCGCCAGACCATGTTTCGCTATACTCAACAGTTGATCCAACTGGAGCGATTGCGATGTTATCTGTAAGGTTTGATTTTGGGAATAGTGCGGAAAGCCCTTCGACTTTATCGTTCTGCCATTGGATTTTGCTATCCTTTGGATCAGCAACCAACGCATTAACAGCCTTGGTTTGCATTTCTGGAGTTGCGTCAACGGCTTGTGCTGCGGCATTAGCTGCATCAATCTGAACTTCGTCTGGACCCTCTTCTCCAACGCCAACCATTTCACCAACAGGCTGATTGAAGTCCGCACCGGTATCCCCTTCAGGCATGCTGTCTGGTTCTACTATTGGGGCGCCGGGAGGAAGAAGCGTGGCGGTTGGCTGTCCGGGCGGATTGCTTGTAGTCACGGTATCTGTTGTGACTGTTTCAGTAGTCTCCATAGGCGCATTGCCATACAAGCGACCCATTGCCGTAGCTGCTCCAGATGGCCCCATTGCAGGAATTGGCCCTCTTGGAGTTGTTCTATTATATTGTGCCTCCCGCCACAGCGCACTCTCCATCTGCTTGGCAGTCTGGTTGGCTTGCTCTGCGAACTGCGCGATGAAAGGATTCGTCGTAGCCCCGAACTGAAGATTGGTGTTGAGCAACTCCATGTAGCCATCGGCATATTTGCCTTGCCCCATCTTGTCGAACGCACTCTTGTAGGACGCTTGCATGGCAGGTAACGCAGCGGCAGCTTGCTTCTGATACTCACGCATGGCTAGCTGCTGGCCAACCTGCTGACCAAGTTGCGCCAACGACTGACCAACCGCAGCACCGTAGTTTGCTTGCTGCGCTCCAAAATCTGTGATCATTGCGGGTAGTGCCATAATATTATACTGCTGATGCTCTTGGGACATATCCCATTCCATACACTTTGCTTACTCCAGCCGCATACGGAGCGGCTTGTTGAGCCGCAGCAGCCGATCCATAGGTTGCTGGCCCCGCAGCAGCCAACTGACCATAAGCTGAACCCATCCCGCTCAACGCACCAGCCGTAGCAGAGCCGATACTTTGCACACCTTGCGCCACAGCTTGGCGAGATGCGAGTGTAGCCTCAATGCCTTGTTGCGCCACGCCGTAACCAGTTTGCGCTTGCCCTGTGGCTGCATTGTATTGGCCCATATTAATATTGCCGATCATCTCAATTTGCGCCATACGATTGCGGATATTGGCTTGGGCCACATCAATGTCTTGACCTCTACCTTGCAACCCAAGTGCCATCATCTGCGTGGGAGATTGGATGAATGATGTTGCTGCTTGTTGCCAAGACGATGCCATGTTGGCTCCAGTCTGTTGCAAATCAAGCGAAGTCAGTCCTAAGTTGCGAGCCAACTGCCCTTGTGAAGCTTGGAAACCAGATGGCCCCATCATGCCCGGTTGCGTTGGGCGAAACCCTGCGCCTGCCCGCTCTGCCGTCATTCGAGTAATCTGTTCTTGGACGTCTTGTGGGACTTCTCCTGCAAGATAGCTATTAATAATCTGACCAACTTGCTGGCGGGCTTGAGCCGATCCCGGCGCGACAGTCTCAAGCTGCTGCAATGTATTCGCTGTCACTCGGTTCGCAGCCTCAATCCCTTCAATGGTTGCATTCTGAAGATTGTATTCTGGAATATCAATCTCCACATTCATCTTCTGCAATTGTTTCTTAAGTTTTTGTTGCTGCTCGTTGAATGTCCCTGTGGCTCGGGCGAGTTGTTTATTGTATTTCCTGCCAGCCCCAGCTCGCGCTTTAGCGGCCCTGTCAGCGGCAGACATACTAATAGCCGCAGACCCAGCGGCAGCACCTACCGCGACCACACCAGCGGCAATCGCAAAACCGCTGCTATGAAACATGCGGTTTTCTTTGCTGTATCTTTTCTCGATAGGTATGTTTAACATTTTGAATCCTTAATTTGGTTTCGGTTGTATCTCCAAGTATTCAGTCTCGGATTGGTTTTGTCCACTAAAGGATTAAAATCATTTGAAGTAATTGATTCAATAACTTCATCTGGGTCTGTCAAGTCTGTAACATGGCAAGTTGTAAAGATCGTGTCTTCGTGGATGTAAAGCAAGCGGCGTGTTCCTGCTTCCGTAATGCCCGTGTATGGAGCTTTGATTCGTTGAACCTCAATCCCCCTATGCCACACAGAAAAATCTCCTTTAAGAACAAAGAATGGATGTGTGGTCAAATGCATTAAGCTCGTAAGGATCGTTTCCTTTGGCATGTGAATCTCGCGGATATACAACCCCGGTGTGAACCTATGAACTACTGGGCATTCCCTCGGTGGCATACTCAGTATCGCCACATCGCATTGGTTCAAGAAGTCATCAGGATCGCCGAATCCTTCAACGCTGTGTGCATCAATCTTATTCTGTATGGTAAGGGTCATGGCCAGAAATAATAATCTTGCGCTCCAAAGAGGGCTTGCCTGTCGATCAGATTCTCGGGCCTGCGAGAGTCAACGAACTTGATCGGGCTTGCCGTGGGTATCTCTGCGTCCTCAATTGCCTTCTCCTCTTCCGATATTGCCAGCCCAAGGTTGGTCAAAAACTCTTGTGCCTTCCGGTTCTCACGCGAGTTGAGTGCTAGCACAGCAAAGATCATGCTGTCTTTCTTGAACTCCACTAGATCGCTATCATCCTCAAGATCGAAATACTTGAGGCTGGCATAGATCGTCATGTAGTTGCATTGCCGTGGCAGACGGAAGCGGCGGAACCACGGATTGATATCCTGTGGTTGGTAGATTGCGAGCAGCAGACTTGAGTTGATGTCTGGGTTGTAAGCATACACCCTTACCCTGCCTTTGGTTCTTGGCTTGCTCACAGCGCGGAGTCCTTTAACTCGGATGCTGGAGAACGCTCTGTTCGGAGGCATAACTGTTGTGATAGGGACTGTGTGGTATGTTGAATACTCGTCCTGCGCTTGGAATGCTAGCTCCACCCCAACATCATCAAAATGTTCAACCATCACAGCAATCTGGTATGGTGCTTTCGTGTAGTCTTGGAATATAACATGTCTCCCGCCAGCCTCTGTAATCAGACGGTGGCAGGATTGGTCTTGGGTATTAGCATACGCATCGGTCGCCGTGAACCATTCATCGGCTAAACTAATGTTGTGCTTCCCATACCACGCTAGCTTGATCTGCTCGTAGCGATTTGGCAGAGTGAAGCAGTTGTTCGCACAACACACGCGGAAATATTCTGCCGTGGATAGCCACCCTCGCTTGTCCCACAATAGCTCACGCGCAGCATTGACGGCTTTCTTTGCCCTCTCAATGTTGCACGATCCACTATCGCCGACAAATCCGCGAACGGCCTCGGCCATCTCTAAAAAGGTAGATGGCATTATCGTTAACGATAATTAGTGAGGTCCGCCGACTTTGCTGACCATCTTGCCGACAGTCGGAAGAGGGGCGGAGGAGAAGGCTTTGGGTGACTTCGCGCCAAGATTGGGCTTATTGCCCATGCCTTCACGAATAGTGCCGCGAGTGCTAGCCCCGCCGCTGATCAATTTTGGGTCTGTTCCGTTTAGTGGTGTCATAGTTTTGGTTTTGGTTTACGAGGTGTGTATTGCCGTCCACCTCAAGTTTGTGACGGTTGCTGGATTGTCTTCCACAAGGATATCAAATCCTGTGGTTGTTTGCCCAGCCTGCAAAACATAGCTTCCCATGGTAGCCCTGCTGGTCGATGTTCCGACAGGAGTAATACTGACACCGTAGTTGGTGCCGGGAAGAGCGGTGAAAGTCACATTGAGTGTGCTGTTTCCAGCGGCCACAGCGATTGTCCCCGTGCGAACCGTGATTGTCGGGCGAAGCTCAAGCGCATTAATCTGATTCTGAAGCGAAGTAAGCTCGCCGTTAATGGCTTGGATTTCTTGCGGAGTGACATCCCCCAACCCCGGCACATTGATAGTTCCATTTGAAAGAACTTCGTCAATAAATGTTTGCAGCACTTCAGTCCAATTTCCAGCAGGGCAGAAGTCATCTGGAACATTTGGAAAGATAATTTGAGGGCTGCTTGATTGATTGTCCATAGCTTACGATGTGGCAATAGAGTAGTCCCAATATCTTTCTTGGCAACACAAATTTGTTGGGCATTCATATTGATCTTCTGGACAATCCCCTATCGGACTGTCTTCATTGTTCTTAATGTTGGCCATCAACCTCACGCGATCTACTGTGGCAACACCTTCCAATGATACTTTGATCTGGAACTCGCTTCCTTCAATTGAAGGTATCTCTGTGATCTCGTTGCATTCAGATGGATCAGGAGTTGTAAACTTGTAGCGTTTGTAAAGGTTGCCTCCCAATCGAGGGGTGCATTCTGCCTTGAGAACTGGAGAGCATGGAGGGCATCCGTAGGTGGTTTCCGGCTTTAACTCCGACCAACATGGATTGCTATCGGCCCTATATTCAACATAGGATGATACATTGCTAGGTATTTCGCTCAACCACATTTCTCCTCCAGAGATTCTTTTGCGTAGGAATCTGTTTGTCTGTTGTGATTTGCTGAAGTCATACCTTCCAGTTGTAAAGAAACTTTTGATTGGCACAGTCCCATTCTGCCCATAATCGTCCCCGAACTTGCTTGTCACTTCATAGAAGCGGTTCTTGTTGTCATTGTCAAAGCTGAATGCGAATGCCCTCTTCTCTCCGTTGATTTGCGCCGTGAGCAGATGAGTAGGGCGGATGCCAGTCCATAGCCCATTCCAGCGAAATGTAAGTTGTGCGTCTGGCGCAGGGCTGGAGCCTTGGTCTAGGTCGAGAACAACCATTCCTCTATGGTATCTGTTCAATCCCGGCGCGTCTGTTCTTTTAGTTTCTGGAGAGACTGTGCTGATCAGGTAGTTGTCAAAATACATCGTGCTTGCGAACTGTTTCAGCCACGGTGTATCTCTATCTACCCACTTGTTTACTTCCCTAGAGAGCTTTCTCATGGAGAAGTAGCGGTAGAATTCGGCTTGGCTATTTGAATAGAACGCCCAACCATCGTGTGATCTAAACCAAAGCTCCGAGTTTACCAATGCCAAGTATGGACTTGTGCATCCTCGCCCAAGCAATGAGATGCGTTGAATGTTTGATGTATTCCATTGGCTTCTTGGTATAGAAACATCCATTGAGAATGCACCGCCTCCACACAATACCACAAGTGAACCTTGGCCGCGAAGATTATCTCCCAAATCAGGCATCACCTTCATTCCTGTAATATTCCCCATCATGGATGGAGTTGAGAACGCGCCGCCCTCTGCCCAGTAGGTGATTTCTGTAAAGTTCTCTGTATTCAGCGTGTTGGTGAACCCTGCTCCGTAGATAATATCCGAAGCGTAGATTTGGTTGAACTTGTCGCTCACGAATACTCGGCCAAACGCATACTCCATGATCGTGCCAATCGGCATCTTGTTAAGAAACGGATTGAGCCTATATGCTATTGCCTTGGCTACTCCTGTCCCTGTCCCTATTCCTGTGGCGATAAACTTTGTTCCTACTGCGTTGGACGATGCGCCGATTAAAGTGAAGTTTGTCGTTCCTACCGTTACAATCTCGTATGTCTCGCCAACTATAAGGTTGGTTGCTTCTGTGGTGCCAAGCTCTCCTCCCCACGCTATTGCGTTCTGGTAGCCATTCTGGATATACACCCGATCCTCTGCCTGCACGAACCATGTGTGCATCATGCTGGGGTCATTCCCTTCAATGAGTTTGTAGGCGAATGCTTGGTTGTTTACGATCTTCAGAAAGTAGATAACCCCAGACACCGACATCAAGATGCCATCAGCGGAGTTATATTTTGTCCTGCGATATGGATATGCGCCCTGAAAGTTTCCACGCTCAATATCGTTAACGATAGTGGCCGATTGGTTCTCTCCTGCCAACAATCTTAGCTGGCGAATGCTTGGCCTAGTGCGATTGATGCCCCCACGGAATGTGCGATTGACCGATTCGCTGACAAAGAACTCAGGCAAATACGATGGATGTGTAGCGGCATCTTGGGCGACTACAGAAAGAAAACCATCGAATACTGATCCCTCAGTTGCCATCAGGTCTTGATGAGATACCGCATTGCGATGTTGGCGGGTCGGGTTTCGGATGCCGTGCGTGGGGTGCCGTTTGTTCCATCTGTTACAATTGCTGTAGTAGTTGATGGGGCTAAGACATTGTTTATTCCTGTAAAGGCGGACAAATTTTGAAGTCCTAAATCTCCGATTACAACTGTATGTTGGTGCCCTTGGAAGGCATCCGCTTGTTTCACGCCAAACGCAGCGGATGCAGTTGCATCGCTATTGGTTCCAAAGCCGCGTATGAAGTATCCGCGCAGGTCTGGGAGGCGGAAGTTGCTTGGCCCCTCGCCGCCAGTATTATAGGTGCTTCCGATAACAGCGAATAGATTTGTGTATAATGCTTGCGCTATAACAGAGCCATCGCACTCAAGGTATCCAGATGGCAAAGGAATCGGAGCGTTGGCGGCGTATGGAAGAATAAAGCCAGTAGGGAATGGCGGAATCACGGCCTGTGGAGCAAATTGAATATTTGTTCCAACATACTGCAATGTTTCTCCGGCGCTTCCATTTACAAATGAAAGTGTTCCTATTGTGTTTTTTATAAGAACTCCATCGCCTGAAGGAAATACTGTTGAGGTTGGACCAAGTTTCCAAGATGCGCCATCCCAATAAGCAAAGAAATTATCTCCCGTATTTGATGGTTCCCATGCTTTTATTGTTCCATCTGCAAGAAGCACTACAATCTTTGGTGCTTGAGATGCTTGATGTTCCGCCATTTGGGGAAGTTTGATAAGCTGGCTATCTGATCCAGTTGAAAATTGAATGTTCCCAGCATTTGTTTGATAAAGCAGAGATGGGTCGTTTGTCTTAACTAGAGTTTTTTGACAAGAAGCCTCGTCTTCAACTACAAGTCTTTGACCATTATTTGTAGTTGGAAGAGGATCGCAGAAAAGCGGAAAATTTGGTTCGCAAGGAGGTGCTGGTTCGCAAGGCATAGGATTATGTAGTTACGGCTTTAATGACTGCGAAAGCAATTACGATTGCTTCGCTAAGGTTTCCTGCTGTTAAATTTCGCACATTAATCAATGCACTCCCAGAAGATGATTGAGCATTTAATGTATATGCCCCAGCAGTTCCACCAGAAATATGATTTAACACAATAATGTCTCCAGCATTGATGCACGTATTGTAAAATATAAATGGGACATCTGTGTTTGCGTTTAAGATTGCAGCGTCCATTGTTATCTGGCCGCAAGGTCGGTTTAATGTTACTGCTGTTGCTTTATTTGTTATTTGAGTAACTGTTCCGCCTGCTCCAACAGAATATCCTATCCCAAAAGATGGACTGCTTGTGCGGATTGTGCCAGACGCCTGAATGCCTCCAATTATTGTAAGTTTTTCTGCTGTGGTATTTGTCCCAATGCTTACATTTCCCGCAGCGTCAATTTGGAATGGCGTGACATCTGGATGAAGACTGTCTTCTACAACAAAAGAAATTCCGGTTCCTTGTTGTGTTACGCGCAAAGCGGTATTGGGAGAATCTACATCAATGACCAATCCTCCCGTCATTGTGTCTCCAGTTTTTTCAACAAAACTTGATAGCGCAGCTAACGCGTCCTCTGCGGATTGCTGCGCGTTCTGGGCATTTGCAAAAGCAGACTGCGCCGAGCTATAAGCAAATCTTGTATATTCTGGAACATCCGTGCAGCATTCATTGTTTGGCTTCGGGTATCCGTTAGGTGAGCATCCGCAGTTTGACATATTATCGTTAACGATAGGTTTAGTTTAGTTGGTGGCAAGTAATTTTTTACCTTGCCTCAAATAATTCGTATTCCGCCGGGAACATGTTTCCCTTCACCGTTCCACTCGGCTGGTAGATTCGCAACCACCACGCTCCTGTGGGCTTCGGTGGTTTGCCTGTCTCGATGTGCCACCCTCCGTATCCATCTTCGTATTCTTCTTTGTAGCCTGCGATCTTTACATGGGTCTGCCTCTCCTGCACCACCTCGTCGGCTTGGTTGAGTCTGATCCTCTGCACGGCGACCTGCCAGCTTTCGTGGACATGGCCCGTGGCGACGATATCTGCGTCACTCACATACACAGCTTGGCGGTTGGTCTGGATCACTCCGCGTGTGACCGGGCCTCCTCCTCCGCTACCGTGAAAATACCAGAGCTTGATGCTGTTGTTCTGGCGGGTGTTGTTTCTTACATGGAATCTCACATAGCCCGAGTAGCCTCCCCGCCTTGCTGGGCTTCCGTTGATTCTTAGCCTCTCTGCAAGTCGTTCGGTTAAATCGGTTTCGTGATTTTTGTGGATGGCCGATTCGTGATTGCCAGTCCCGCGAACCGTGAGCAATTCAGCATAAGGTTTAAGATATTCCGCCGCTGTGGTGACTAGCGAGTCGAGATAGCTGTCGTTCTGATGCTCGGGGCGAATGTCTTTCTTGCTGGCTCGCCGATCATACTTGCCCTGCATAGCGCAGAAGAAGTCTCCAAAGTCCAAGATGGGCGCGTTCTTCTTCACCGCTTCGTCTAGGTGCTTCTTTAACTTCTTCCGATCACACTTGGGGTTGTCCCAATGCACATCGCTTTGTAGTAAGAACCATTGCTCATCCCCGACTTTGGGCAGGTTAATATCGAATATGTGGACATTCCTGCTTGATTCTCTGAATTTCCAACTCATAGGTGTTTTTTCAATTCTTGCATGAACCTGTCATATTCTGACGGCTTCAAGTCGTTTTTCCGATTCGGGCTGACTGTCCTGTGGTCAGTCACATCCTTTATCGTTAACGATAGTTTCTTCATTCTGGGGAGAAGATACTCTATGGCGGATTCAATCTGTTCTTTCGTTAGTGGCTTTTCGTAGGTATCCCCGTCGAAAGCGACTCCGAGGCTCCAGCTATTCAAGTCTGGCTTGCCCCTCCAGAAGCTCCTGCCTGCATGCCATGTCCTCTGGTTGTCTCCTGCTAGCACCGTGCGTTCTCCATTCTCTGCGATGATCACGTGGTAGCTGACCATGCTCTCTGGACGTGTGCACCAATCGACACTCCCTGCGTAGCTCCCTGATGTGTGGTGGAGGACTACAGCCTTGGGGGTGAGTATCCTTCCCCTAGAGAAGTTAGGGGTTTGCCGACTAACTTCTTTATACTTTGGCTTCACTTGTCGTTCAGCGTCCTTATCGGAAGCTCGTAACTGAACGTCCCGTAGTCGGTCGTGAATCCGACTCGTAAGGTTTCGCACCCAGTCAGCAATAAGATTACCAACATGCATAGTGCAGCAAGGGCTATTAGCGAGCGGTCGTTCATTTCTTTTCGCGGCGGAATACTTCGTATGCGCCAATGAGTCCGATGACTGCCGTGCTGATCGCGCCGAATTGCTCTGGGTCGAGCTTCAACCCGACAAGGGCGGTGATAGTTCCGATACCAGCCCAAGTGGATTTCTCCTTCAGGCGTTTGAGGATGGCTTCTACAATTTTCATAGTCTTGTTATCTTCTTCCACATATAGACGCATGTCAAGACGCCAGCGATGAGGCCGACAAATGCGCCCGAGATTCGGAGTCCGGTTTCAAGGTGGGGGAGCATGGAGACTAGCACGCCTGACACGCTCGTCGCGGTTCCAAGAAGTCCGGTAATTGTGGGATGGTCGTTCATGCTACTCTAAAGTCTTGAAACCCTCTAGCGATCTCCTGCGCGATCAAGAGTTCCTGCTGATTCGCATTCAGAACCGCAAAGCAACTAAAGCTAATCGGATTATCGTTGCCGATACTCGTCGCTATTGTCAGGTATCGCTCGTATCTCATGGTGTCTGGGTTCTTTTCTTCTGTGCAGGCGAGGCTCATACTGCTTCCCATTGACGCTCCACGCGGTCTTCAAACCAAACCACGACAGGGTTCCATTCGCCCTCTTCTGGCTTATCAATTTTGATTAGCGGCAGGATTTGCGGGTCAACCCAATCTTCTGGTTTTGGGTATGGAGCCAGCGTGTCCACGCGGGGATTGCCCTCATCATCCAGCACGATGCTAATCAGTTCCTTGGTTCCATCTGCGAAGATTACTCCGTATGTTTTCATAGATTAAGTTCCGTAGGCGATTTCGACGGCATCGACGGCAGCAACCCAGCGCCATGTTTCGGATGCAATGCCTGTGACTTCGACTTTGAGGGCTTCGACGGCTCCTACATCGTATGCGCTCAAGGCGATGCTTGTTCCTGCCGCGTTATCGGTTCCGATAGTCACGGGTGCGTAGACTTCCGTGCAGGTTCCGCTGACATTCTTCAGCGCGTATTGGCGCAGGTAGTGGGCTACTGCGGTGCCGTCTGATTTGATGCCTGTGATGTTGATGGTGAGGCCGAGGACTTTGCCGCTGGGGATCGTGAGGCGGGTGGCGCTGCCGTCCAAGAATAGCTCGACTGCGGCGTTCGTGGTCGTCTTGCAGCGAAGGACGAACCGGGCGCGTTGGGCATCGCCGCTGGCTGCGAATT